TGTTGGTGTTGGAGGTTCTGGAGAAGGTTCTACACCGCCTGCCCAAGGATCTGTAACGCATATTACAAACTGATTGAATCCTTTTATCTTATCTGCTAAAGACGCATTCAATTCTTTATATCCATCGATACATTCGTTCTGCACGAAGATTACTGTTGCATCACTTGTTTGCTGTGTAATCTCGAATGGTGTAAGATCAAACACGTAAAGCTCTGTACCTACTAATTTTTGCATTTTGTTTATATGATATATTTATGTTTTTGAAATTTCATCTATTTCTTTCAACTTTGCATCTAATGAAGCAATTAACTGTGCTTTCTTTGCTTCCTCTTCTGCTTTAAAGTCTTCTAATGAACGTGTGTTAACTTCTGTTGCTGAATATGCTGGTGTACATGATAAAATAGAAATTTCATCTAATAAGCTAAATGATCTTATTGTTCTATTATATGTACCGTCTCTATTTGCACTCCATTCATCTACATCAGGGACAAAAGCAAAAGAGAGAGCATCATAGTCACCACGTCTTATTCCTTCTAAAAGTTCGTCACCACTTGATGTATTTGGAAGTTCAGTTTCAAACTCAAGGCCTCTGTCTGTTATAAATAGACGCAATGAACCTTTGCCGTACTTTGAGCGGGCAAATGTTCCCTGTGACGCATCATGGTTGACATACAACTTGACATCCATAGAGCTAATTAAGTCATCATTCAACGCATCTTTGCTGATTGTCTCGTAAAACGTATTATTAAGAAGTTCTGAACGGCTCTCTGAAGGAATTGCTAAACCAGAGATCATTCGTGATTCTTCTAATGCACGTATCTCTGCTGTTATATATCTTTTCTCTATATTATTCATCTTGTTCTTCTTCTGTATTTTTATCTTCACCTGTTATTTTGTTTTGTTCAGTATCTGTGTATAAAGCATGAAGTTCGTCACCGCCTTCTACTGGAGAATATCCTAAGTTTTCACGTACCTCATTCACTGTCAATATGCCTTTCTCGCATAATGTTGTCAAATATGAAACTTGTGATTGCTTATCTGAACGAACAATGTCATCTTCTGCTATGTCTATAAAATATTTTGTCTTGTCTTTATATGAAATAAGTTTACTGTTTAATTCTTCTTCCATCATAACAATATATGGTGACAAAGTATTTAAAACAAACTGTAACTGTGCCTGTTCCAATGTGTTATAAGACATCTTTGTAAGGTCACCAAGCATTACTGGAGACATATTGAACCATCTTGCTACTTCTGTGACGTTGAAGACACGTGTTTCAAGTAACTGTGCGTCTTTAGAATTTGAAGAGATTGCTTGATATTTCATTCCGCCTTCGAGCACTGCTAAACCTGTGCCTGCTCCTAACTGGCTTTCATTCCATGCTTGTCTTATAGATTGTCTCTGGTCCTTTGTAAGACGAGGCGTATCGGTTGAAAGGATGCCCTGCACTTGAAGACCGTTGTTGAAATATTCTTGTGCTGCTTTATCGGCTGAGCCTGAAAGCTTTATCGTGTTGTTGGCGAAAGAAAGAAGTGAACGTCCTTCTACACCATTTATTGAAAGCATCTTAAAATGCAAGATGTTTATTGGCTCTATCAAAGATGATGAAACTCTTGGTGCTTGATACAATAAAACCTTTGTCGCTTTATTATAAATAATATTACAGTAACCGAAAGGTAAGTATTCTATGCTTACTGGATAGCCTTTGGTGTCACGGTGAATATAGGCAAGACCGTTGCCGTATAAGATCATATCACTTATCATATTCTTTACTGTCATAAAACGACCTACATTTGCATGGTCGAAAAGATGTAAAGCATAGAAGTTGTCTGGCACATCAACATCATTGTCGCTTGCCTTAATGTTCCAACGCATTGAAGCAAGTGAATTTGTGATTAAGCTGATGGCGCAAAAGAAAGGTGATTGACTTAATGCATCATAGTCCTTCAAAGACAAAAGCTTGTTAAGTAAAGCTACACCTTCTGCTACTTCTGTACAAGCATTCTGCTCTACAACTGGCTTTGGTTCATCGTTTCTCTTTTCTTTTCTGCCCCAATTAAATATATTCATAAAATTGAAGTTAATATTTTATATAATATAGAACATTATAGAAATTATGTCTTTATTCAATTATCCATGCTTCTGGTGAGAAGTTGCGTGATTCTAAATAAGCACCTAATGCTTCTATCATCGCAATGACACCGTCAATCTTGTTGTTCTTGTCACCTCCACTCTTCGTTGGCTTGATGTTGTCATTATGATCTATCATCAGTTCACAGTTTGCAAACATCCAGTCAATGACAGGGTTGCTTTCGATGATGCATTTTCCTGAAAGTATAAGCATCTGTATGAACTTGCTTGGTCGGTTGAAAGAAGATAATGTCTGGCTGTAAGCGGTCATTGGAAGTCCGTTGTTCTCGGCATTGATGACATATTGCGTACTATTATATGCGTCATATGATATAGTTTCAAAACAAAGATGCTTGTTTAAGTCTAACTGGTCTTTAAGTATAAATTCGTAATCGACTACGTTCCCGGATGTCTTTATTGCCCATCCTCTTCTTATCCATTCTTTATAGAATTCTCTGTTTGGAGAATATTTGATTGCTTCTTCGGGGATGTATATCTTGACACCAAAGATGAACTTATTTGGATGCACTGCTCTTCGTTCATTTGGCGGAATGCAAAATGCTGTTGCTGTAAGGTCACTGACACTTGAAAGATCGACACCACCATAAGAAATCTCTCCTTCATAGTCAGAAATACATATCTTTTCCATGCATGCCTGTATATAGTCACGAGGAATCCATACATCTGAACTTTGACACCACATATTCAGGTTCTTTGTCTTGATTGACACCTCATTTGCTGGTGTATTGATTGCTGAACGTACCTGGTCACGCATATATTCGTACCCAACTGTATTGCCTAATGAAGGGTTCGCCTTTACCCATACATTTTCGTCCTTCCAGTCATCATCTTCGTCCAACTGGTAAAGAGCAGCAAACCAAGTGTCGTCCTCTATCATTTCATTTAAGATCTGTGTACAATATTCCCATTGGTTGTATAATGGATAAGTTGAACCGATATGAAATCCGCATGTCGAGATTGCTACCGACAAAGGCTGGTCGATTGCACCCTGTCCTGTCTTTAAGATGTTCCATGTCTCAAATGTCTTTGCTTCATGTCCTTCATCTTGTAAGAACATTGCAGGACCAAGTCCGTCAAGCTTTGATGTATCAGATGAAAGAATATTGATGCGAGCACCTGTCGCTGGCACCTTGATGTCGTGTCTGAAACGCTTGAACAACTTCTCTTTCGGGTCTAACGACTTGGCCTGGTCTGAACAGTGCCTGAATGCTATGGCCGCTTGCTTGGACGAATTGGCGATGAAGTCTATCTCTGGGGCTACTTGTCCGTCACACACCGCTACGGTAAGAGCAAGAGAAGCACCTATGAAGGTCTTGCCCGACTTTCTTGACATAAGCAATAAGACATTCTTGGTGACACGCTTGTCCGTTGCTTTATACTTCCATCCAAAGACATTTGCGTATATCCATTGCTGATAGGGAAGAAGGATGAAGTTCTTTCCGGCATGCTTGCCCTCTGAATGCTTCATCTTCTGAACAAAACTTATCTTCTTATCAACATCGGGAGCATCAAAATATATATCGTCACGCTGAGAGAAGTTCATCATTCGCTGACAAGCAAGCTTTATGTACTTTCCTGTAACTATACGATCATTTAGAACGTCATCGGCATATTTCCAATATTCTTTTGAAAGATCTATGTTTGTCAAAATTTAATATTATATATTTTTTATATTTTTCTTATGTTTAAGTAAAAGACATAATATAATATAGAAAAAAGGGACCGTTAAAACAGTCCCTTTGAAAGACACTAAAAATAGTGTGTCAGTTAGAAAATTGATTGTATTGAAAATTGAAAAACATTCTATTTGTCTTCTTCTACAGGGACATAACTAAAAATCTTATAAGTTGTCCCTACATCACTCCCTTCATCGATTTCCGTTATAGACATATTTATATTGTTTTCTGATTCACGTAACAATGACATATATTCTTTCAAAAGCACCCAAAGCATATCTGCTGTCTTACTTATCTTTAATGTCACCATTATGATGAATGAATTATTTGTCTTATCAAATCTTAAGTTGCTTGTGACACTTTCAAAATCATACAAAGCATCTATCATATTATCGAATGTCTTAAAGACAAAATCTTTATCGTTTGCTTTCTTGATGTTGTCACATGTCAGTCTAATTCTCTTTGTCATGTATTTCATTGTATTTTTTTATTATAACTTTTATTTATTATATAATAATAAAAAAATTTTCAATGAAGAAATATATTTATGTGAAACTTTTTGGGGTGGAAGCCTAACCATCATATATTTAGTCACATGTCTGTGTCTAAAGACATGTTATATGTTTTTGTATTGTTGCGTATCTAAAGAAAAGGGTGACTTACGGTGCAAAAAATAAGAAATATCTTTATAATTATGAATAAAAAAATATGAATAACCAATAATAAAAAACAGTGAGTAATGAAAAAATGAATCTAACTGCACACCTTCACAGGCCCACCCAAGAAAGTTTGTATAACCGCCGTTATACAATATATATAATATAGAATCATTAGTGTTCTGAATTCAATTTCTTGTTATGATTATGTATCTCCATGTGGCATTTTCTACAAACGGCCATAAGATTCTGAGGATCCAATAATAATGCAAATTTGTCTTCCATTGTCTCACCTTTAGAAAATTCTACTTTATGGTGGACTTCTTCTGATGGAACAGATTTTCCGTTAAACAAGCATCGCTCACATAAGGGGTGTGATTGAATATACCAATTGCGTAATCGCTTCCAAGCTGAATTATTATAGTATTTTCCCCATCTATCGTTATGTCTTTTTATATCTGATTGTGTTGCTTTATTCGGTCTTCCTATTCGACGTTTAACAATATAGGGCATGTTTTTATTTATATAGAATCAAATTGTTAAAGAGTTTTAAATAAGCGTTAAAATTTATATATTATTTGAATTTTTTTAAAAATGAACTATATTAATATTGTAATAAAAATTAATTATTAATCCTTTTAAACAATAAAAATTATGAAAAAAGAAACATTATTCAATTTTATGTGGAAGCAGGTTAAAGAAGCTTACGATTATTACAAGAATGAACGTACTATTGAAGAAATGATTGATGCATTTGGTACTGAATGGGGTGATGATGGTTTGGAATATTGTTATTATATGAACAACCTTATTAATGTAAATGACCAATTAAATTTTATTGAGAAAAACAAAAACAACGCATCTGCTATGGCATATCTGCATTATATGAATATGTATAGAAATTATAAAAGAATTACTAATTATTAAATAAGTCATTTAAACATCCTCTAGCATCATCTATTTTCTTTGCTGTATAATTTAACGGCTAAGAACTTAGATGATGCTAGAGGATGAATCTACTATATCTACATCATCATTTCATCTAATTTCTAATTGTTCTGTTGCTTTTCTATCAGAGCGCGGTGATATTCTTCGTTTACTAATCCAGGGAGACATAATCATCTTTTATTCATGCTTCATTTAATATTTCTTTTAGTTTGCAATATTCTTCCTTTGTTTTATTATATAGTTCGTATGCTTCATTGAACCCTACTGCTTTTACTAATGCTGCTTGATAGATATTTAATCTATCATCTTGTGTTAGTTTCTTTGATTTCATTGTGTTTTTTCTTTATTTTTTGAATTTTTCTTCTTTTTTTCACTTATTTTCTTTAATATTCTTATAACATATTGAGTACCAATAAGTTATACTTTACTACAAAAAAACTTCTAACTTAATGATTATTAATTAGTTATAAGAAACTATGTAGAAAAAGTAATAGTTATATCGGAATTTTCTTAAGAATCTTATAAATAATTAATAATCATATCATTATAAAAGTTGTGCTTTTAAGAAATTTCATCTAATTTCTAATTGTTCTTTTGTCTTCTGTACTGCATATTCTATGGGGTTGTAATTCTCCACTGCTGCATTATGTAGGTCATGAGCTTTAGCATAGCCGACTTTACTTATAAGCCGCTGCTTCCATATCTCCTTCTTTTCTTCTGTTATTCTATACTTACTTTCTATCATCCTATCCTACTAATGTATTTAATAATTCTTCTGCTGATTCATCATCACCTGATTCTTTGTTAAGTCGCTTCAACTTTGCGATGTCAAACGGAGAAAGACTAAGGTTCTTAAGTATGTTAAGAATCTCCTTGTGCGCGTTGTTAAGGACCATGATTGCTGGGTTCTTTGCTTGACGTTTGTAGTTGTCCTCTGAACTTACCTTCTTCTCCATTTCAATTGCATCCCATGCCATGTAGTAAAGGCTTGCTTGATGCGCAAGGAGGTCAAGGCAGGTGTAGAAGTAGTTGCTTAGCTTTTCATTGTTCTTCTTGCAGTCTTCAAAGGTACGCGAAAGCAAAACCTTTACGCGGTCATCATAAGCATCATAGTGCTCTTTGATGTAGTTGTCAATTAATTTCATAGTGCTTGATTGTGTCCAACATAGTTGTCGGAATATTTTTCTAGATATTTTTTAATGAAATATCATAAGGATGTTTCATACTTATTAATATAGTACATATTTGTGTTAAACATATTTTTTTAAATAGTTCTAGTCTAGAAAATTTTTATTGAGGAAATTGTTAAACATCAAATATGATATTGTTAAAAGTTGTATATAACATCAATTTCTAGAAACTGCTGGTTGTGTCTTCTTCCTGGAAATGCGTATTTTCAATAAGAGGAAAAAAGTTACAACCACCCGCGGGGTAAAAATCTGTTAAAAACCATAGATTTTCCAATTAAAATTTGTTAATCTCTTTGAAACACCATGATTTTATACTTCTTTTACAAATTTTAATAGAAAAACTATTTGCTATCAAACCAACGCTTAATTGCTTCCGCATGTAATGCTGCTATATTGTTGAACCCTTCTGCTGATAATAAATATTGGACGTCTTCTTTGTTGTCTTGAAAAAAGTTCTCTGTCAATACAGCTGCACAGTTGCTGTTCTTTATTACATAGAAGTTGCTTTCATAGTCAGGATCTCCATCTGACATATCCTTTCTACATTTGTCTATTCCAAATAGATGTATAGCTACATTATAGAAGACGTTTGCTAACTTGTCAGATATGTTCTGTCCTTTTGTTGTCCATATTGACCAGCCTTTTGCTGGCATCCATTTACCACATCCACTTGCATTAAGATGCACTGATACCATGACACAGTTATTGCTGCCATATTTAGCTACATAATTGTTTATTCTATTTACTCTTGTTGATAAAGATATATCCTTATCCTCTGGCACTACAATTATTGGTGTTATGTTTGGCTCATCCTTTAATCTACTATATACTGCAGATACTATTTCTCTTGCATATTTCCATTCTCTTATTTGTTTGTCAGGTGAACATTTGCCTGGAGTGTCTATTCCGTGTCCGTTAACTAATAGTGCATAGTACATATTCTTTTAGTTTATATATTTATGTATAATATAAAATAGAAATTACCGATGGGTGTTGTTTGTTTTCTATTTTTCTATTTTTATATGCTTCTAGCTAATATATATACTAAATAAAAAAACTTATTTTTTTTTTTTTAAGAACTACTAGACTATTATACATAAATAATAGAAATAAGTAAAAAAAAACAATTGAGTCTAACTAGCTTATAATCATCTAATTAGACTCAAATTTCTTATAATCATCTATTTCTATATATTTCTACTTTCGTATATAATACTTTGTACCTAGTCCGTTGACTATTAA